ACCTCAGGAGGAACCATCCTGAACGGCGTCCTCACAAAACTGAGTCCTGACGAATGGAGCGCCATCGGCGTACTGGCAGGCATTGCCGGGATAATCGTTACCGGACTCATTAACTGGTATTTCAAACGCAAGGTCGCCAATGCGCAGGTTAAGGCGCTGGAGAAATACGGCCCGGCGGTGAAAGTTGGAGAAGACTGATATGCCAATGACCAGCAGCCTTCGCAATAAACTGATCGCCGCAGCTGGTGGCGGCGCAATGCTGATTGCCTCACTGTTCCTCGGTGGGCAGGATGGTGTCGAAGGTCGGAAGTACGAGGCCTACAAAGACGTCGCCGGGGTGTGGACTGTGTGCGACGGCCATACTGGGCGGGATATCGTGAGAGGGAAGAAGTATACCGATCGCGAATGTGACCAGCTGCTATGGAAAGACCTCCAGCCAGCCAAGCGTACGGTAGACAATCTGGTCAGGGTGCCGCTGGGCGAGTATCAGCGCGCCGCGCTTTACAGCTTTGTCTTCAACGTTGGTTCTGACGCGTTCTCGAAGTCCACGCTTCTGCGCAAGCTGAACAAAGGTGATCACGACGGGGCGTGCGAAGAAATGCGCCGTTGGGTTTACGCTGGTGGCATGAAATGGAAAGGCCTCCAGAACCGGCGCGAGATGGAGCGCTCGATGTGCCTGGCGGAGAGCAAACATGACCTCTAAAGCCTGGCTGATAATCGGCATCGAGCTGCTTATATCCTTCCTGGTTATTTACCTCCTGCTCGGCAAGGTAGGTGAAGAGAAGAAGCGTGCTGACGACGCCGAGCGAAACCTGAAACTGGCAAACGCCACCATCAACGATATGCAGGTACGCCAGCGTGATGTCGCTGCGCTGGATGCCAAATACACCGGAGAACTGCAGGATGCAAAAGCCACTATCGATCAGCTTGAGCGCGATGTTGCTTCTGGCAAGCGTCGGCTGCAGCTCAACGCCAGATGCGCCACGAACGGAGCGACCAGCTCCCCCAGCCTGGATGATGCTTCCACCGCCGAACTCACTCCAGACGCTCGACAAAATTATTTCCATCTCCGAGAGCAATTAGTCACGGCTGAAAAGCAAATCTTTGGCCTTCAGGAATATATTCGAACGGTGGTCTTTGATGAAAAGAGCCAAAGCAACAAAAGAAAGTGAAGCGTATATCAGGGAGCATTTGGAAGTAGATGCCTGTGTTTCCTCAGGCTTGAAATGGAAGAAGGCACCAAAATTTAACGGTCATATGCTTGGTAAAGAAGCGGGAGTTAAAACTGCTGATGGCTACTACAGAGTAGGTGTAAAAAGACAGAAGCTCTCTACGCATCGGGTAATTTGGTTTCTGCTGAACGGGGACTGGCCGTGCTGCATTGATCATAAAGATGGAAATCAAGCGAACAACTCTCCTGAAAACTTGAGGGCTGTGACTCTTTCAGAAAACCAACATAATCGAATCTGCAGTGGCGTTAAGCATGACGTAAGGCGTGACATGTATAGCGCAAGAATTACTGTTTCTGGAAAGAGAATCGAGCTTGGGTCATTTAAGAGCCATAGTGAAGCGACTGAAGCGTACAAAGCTGCGAAAAGAAAACTTCACCCATCCGCACCGGATCGCTGCTACCAGTGAACTGACTCCGCTGAACGGGATTATTTCACCCTCAGAGAGCGGATCGAAACCGCTACAAAGCAAATAGCCGGGCTGCAGCAGTACGTCAGAGAGCAATGTCTAAGGTAATTCAGTCTACATTTAAAGTCTGACAACTTTGAAGGGGGTGGAATTATGCAAAACGACAAAGAAGATCATCTTAAACAGGCGTTACTGGTAGTCCTGTCCCTTAATGAGGATTCAGGCCTCAGCTTGGATGGGGTCGTGAATGATGTACGCCGGGTAATGAATGAGGGCGGAAAGTACAACCATTACTGCCCTGATGGCGCTGAAGAAATATGTGGCATCGTTAAAAAAGCAGTAGAAGAGGTCAAAGCTAAACGCAAAAAGCACTGATGTTCAGTAGCCATAAAATGGCGCATTTGCGAGTGCGACTGATGATGTATTTTCCATTTCGCCAACCCATACAGTTAGCCACGCTGTGAAGCATTACGAAGCCGGATTGACGTTGGCATTAGTTAAGTTGTTGATTGGAAGTAATTATTTTGTAATCTAAGGTTATTACCGGACTGCAAACAAGAGGTGGATATGGAAGAGATAATTGTAACTATCATCGGCAGCAATTTTCCTGCTATGTCAGCAAGCAGAATCTATGATGAAGAGGATGAAATTGAATACATCGAGATTAAGGGTGATAGCATAAGTCAGGAGCTTTTCAAAAATATTAGCCAAGGTACGAGTGTAGAGATCTACTCGCAGCTTAAATCTTTGGGCTTTTACACGCTTATAACAGCAACCGTCGATATGGTTTTGCTCGCCAAGGGTGATATCGCTGGGCTTCTAAAGAAGAAGAACGATTTTAAATAAGACGCCTGCGGGCGGTTATTAAGCTATCAGCCTGGATGATGAAAAAGAAAAAACCCTCATGAGCAGGAAACCCGGTCTGCTCATGAGGGCATGCAAGTGCATATTCGTTACAAGTTTATTATGCGCATGCCAATTAGAAGGGGTCATAGGACTTCTCTCATAGTCGAAGTGTGACGTAATGAATTGTTCAACAAAAGCCCTCTTCCTGAGGGCAATGGAGTCGTTCTTACTGAATATTCATTTCGTTTTGATGTCTGCTCGCGGTACCTGGTATTCTTTTCTCAAATTTCTCTTGGTGCTAAAGCATTCCTGCTACTAACAAATTTTTTAATTCTGACGCACAGGACTTATACAAAAGGCGCAGGCACCCAAGTTTAACAGTAATCCCAAGCCGGAGGTGCCGAAGTTAACGAACTTTCCATATCCCCTCTGGCGGATAAATCATAAATATGCCCTGTAGGGGATAAAGCACAGCCTCGTTAATGCGAGGTTTTTTTATGCGCCTCGTACGCGCAACAAAGAGAGTCTTTCAGCCGTGAGCCTGGGGATCCGCTTCTCTCATGCGGCTGTTCCGTACGACAGGCTCACATCTAAAAGGAAACAACTATGGACAATAAAAAGTCGGAGCCTTTAGCGGGCTTATCGTTTGGCTATCTCTTGCGTATTCAGGACGCTATTGCTGACCAGCTTGACCATTTAAAATACTGCTGGGAGCAAAGCCATGGTGCATCTTCAGAAGGTAAAGTGCCCGTTATTTTCTTAGGTGATCACTACACCGTGTTTGCTGGTGGGTATACGCCTGAGGAGATTAAAGATGCGATCGAACGCATCCAGGCCGGACGCAAAGAGAAAGCTGATAAAAAGCTGGTGGGTGAAACTGTTCTCAATGATGCGTGTGTTCAGCCTGGAACCATTCAAAGTGAGAAGCTGGGTAACGCAACTACCAGCAGCAGTTACAGCATCCGTGTAAATGACAGCGAGAGCGAAAAGCGACGCGTTGCCGGGATGATCTCAGTTAACGGCAGTCTATTCCGGGCGCAGGCAGTTGCAACCAGGGTTGAGCTCTCAGACGACATGCGTGAAGCGGTGGTGGACGCTGTGCGCAACAGCGATCTGTTTGTATCCCTCAGGGCTGAGATGATTGGGCAAGCGGCATCAATCGACAGCCTGAAATCGGCTGTTCATGATGCTATCCGCAACGCAACACAGCCCGGTGGCATGCTCTATGGTAAGCGCTAATGCCAGCTGCTATCCCTCGCGCCTGCCGTAAGCGTGGATGTTCCGGCACCACCACAGACCGTTCCGGTTACTGCGAGGTGCACCGTAACGAAGGGTGGCAGCAGCATCAGCGTGGACTGAGCCGCCACCAGCGTGGCTACGGTAGTAAGTGGGACATCATCCGCGTCCGCATCCTTAAACGTGATCGACACATCTGCCAGCAGTGCCTGCGCAACGGCAGGCCAGTCCCGGCAACTACGGTTGACCACATCAAACCCAAAGCACACGGGGGCACAGATGATGACAGCAATCTGGTTGCGATCTGCTTCAAGTGCCATAAGGCCAAAACCGCGCGGGATCGTTTAAACCGAAACTAAACCTTCCAGGAAAAAGCATGACTGATTCACTAAGCGATTCAGGGCGCACGCACGTCGGTGCTAAGGCGTTGCGACCTGCTTGTTCGGTTGAGGGGTGTGGGTTGCCAATCAGAGCCAACAACACCCCGTATTGTGAAAAACATTACATGCGCGTTCGCCGGCATGGCTCGACAGACAAGTTAAGTACGCTCAAGCCGGGTAATCTCATCCACTCGGGTGGTTATGTGCTGGTAAACGCTCCCACTCACCCGTTAAGCCGTAACAGTAACCGAGTCTATGAGCATCGCGTCGTCTACCACCAACACCATGGTGACGGCCCTTTCAGCTGCCATTGGTGCGGCACTATGGTTACCTGGGATGATATGCATGTCGATCATCTCGATGACTGCAAAACCAACAATGCTGAGTCAAACCTCGTTGCCAGCTGCGCCGTGTGTAATCAGAAGCGCGGCAGTGAAAAAATGAAGGCCACCCACAGAAACAAGTCGCACCGACGTTATACGGCTCATGGCAAGACTATGTGTCTCAGTGAGTGGGCTGAGTACCTTGGCATTTCCCGCAACTCGATTGACTACCGACTGAAGGCAGGCTGGGATATCAACAAAGTATTCAGCCCACGCATCGGGAACAGCGGCCCGCCCAGCAGGAAGCTTGCCAGAGCGGTACATGGCAACATCAAATGAGAATCACCATCGGAAAATGATTTCAAATGCAATCATTTTGATGTGAGTGATATCGATTCTCACTACCGGGGCGGGTCAAAAGTTCAGGAACGACGCGCCAAAGGACCGCCGCCTAACCCTTTCTCGCATCGCCGCAGGTTAGAAAACTTTTTTATGGGTCCCCCATCCGATGATTAATAGGAGTTTTCGATTATGTCAGGACCACCGAAAACCCCGACCCATCTGCGTCTGGTGAGGGGTAACCCATCAAAACGCCCGATCAAAAAAGACGAGCCGCAACCCCCTGCAGGGGTACCCCCAACTCCGAAGCATTTCGACAAGCAGGCGAAGTACTGGTTTAAGCGAATGGCTGAAGAGCTTGATGCCGTCGGCGTCGTTTCTCAGCTGGACGCCCGTGCACTCGAACTGCTGGTCGAGGCTTACACCGAGTACCGGCACCACTGCGACACGCTGGAGATCGAGGGGTATACGTACCGGACTGAGACGCAGACCGGGGATGTGCTGATTAAGGCGCACCCGGCGGCAATCATGAAGGCAGATGCCTGGAAGCGTCTCCGCGCCATGCTGGCCGAGTTCGGCATGACGCCTGCCAGTCGGTCGAAGGTCAGCACCAAAACGCCGGATGCGGTTGATCCGCTGGCAGAGTTCATGAAAGCGAGGGATTAATGGCTAAGGTTGCAGAAGGTATCCGCTACGCAGAGCGCGTCGTGGCGGGGGAGATTATTGCCTGTGAGTTTGTCCGGCTGGCATGCCAGCGTTTTCTGGATGATTTGAAACACGGTGAGGCGCGGGGGATCTTCTTCAGCGAACCCCGGGCGCAGCACATCCTGAATTTCTACAAATTTATACCCCACGTTAAGGGCGCGCAGGCCGGTCAGCCCATCGACCTTATGGACTGGCATATTTTCATTCTCATCAATATCTACGGGTTTGTGATCCCGCTGGTGAACGAGGAGACCGGCGACGTGGTGCTGCGCAACGATGGCAGCGGCCGCCCGGTTATGGTGCGGCGGTTCCGTACCGCTTACAACGAGGTGGCGCGTAAGAACGCGAAATCCACACTTTCCTCCGGCGTCGGACTGTATATGGCAGGTGCAGATGGCGAGGGCGGCGCTGAGGTTTATTCGGCGGCCACAACCCGCGACCAGGCGCGTATCGTGTTTGAAGATGCCAAGAACATGGTGAAGAAAGCGAAAGCGACACTGGGCCGCCTGTTTGAGTTCAACAAGCTGGCGATCTACCAGGAGCAGAGCGCGTCGAAGTTCGAGCCCCTTTCCAGCGACGCGAACAACCTGGACGGCCTGAACATCCACTGCGGCATTGTCGACGAGCTGCACGCCCATAAAACCCGTGACGTCTGGGACGTGCTGGAGACAGCAACCGGTGCGCGCCTGCAGTCGCTGCTGTTCGGCATTACCACCGCCGGCTTTAATAAAGAAGGCATCTGCTATGAGCTGCGCGATTATGCCATCAAGGTACTGCGCGGTTTCAACAGCGATGTGGAAGGAGCGGTTAAGGACGATACCTTCTTTGCCATCATCTACACCCTGGACGAAGGCGACGACCCTTTCGATGAAACGGTCTGGCAGAAGGCGAATCCGGGCCTCGGCATCTGCAAGCTCTGCGTCGCCTGGCGAAGAAGGCCAAAGAGCAGGTGTCCGCCCGCGTTAACTTTTTCACCAAACACATGAATATCTGGGTTACGGCAGAGTCTTCCTGGATGGACATGCTGAAGTGGGAAAAATGCGAACTCATCGCGCCGGCGCATGAACTGAAAACCTATCCGCTGTGGGTGGGGGTCGATCTGGCGAACAAAATCGATATCTGCGCCGCGGTAAAAGCCTGGCGTTCTCCTGACGGGCACGTTCACACCGACTTTAAATTCTGGCTGCCGGAGGGGCGTCTTGAGAAGTGTTCCCGGCAGATGGCCGAGCTCTACCGCAAATGGGCGGAACTGGACAAGCTCATCCTGACCGACGGGGATGTGATAGACCACGCGCAGATCAAGGAAGAACTTCAGGCGTGGGTGGCTGGTGAAAGCCTGAAAGAAATCGGTTTTGACCCGTGGAGTGCCACGCAGTTCAGCCTGGCGCTTGCCGAGGAAGGCCTGCCTCTGGTGGAGGTTCCACAGACGGTCCGCAACTTCTCCGAAGCCATGAAGGAAGTTGAAGCGCTGGTTTACGGTGGCCGGCTACATCACAGCAATCACCCGGTGATGAACTGGATGATGTCGAATGTGACGGTTAGGCCGGATCGTAATGACAATATCTTCCCCAACAAATCGACCCCGGAAGCCAAGATTGACGGCCCGGCGGCGCTGTTTACCGCAATGAGCCGTCTGCTCGTTAACGGTGGCAACGACCAGCAGGACCTGAGTGGATTCTTTGACAACCCCATCATGGTAGGTTTCTGATGAAGAAAAATAAGCAGCCGGGCAAGGTAAAAAGCGCCTTGCTCAACTGGCTGGGCGTGCCCATCAGCCTGACTACCGGAACGTTCTGGCAGGAGTGGTACGGCACGAGCAGCAGCGGCAAGGTCGTCACGGCAGATCGGGCGATCCAGCTTTCTCCGGTCTGGGCCTGCGTCCGGCTTCTGAGCGAGTCGGTTTCCACGCTGCCGGTTAAGATTTACACCCGACAGGCTGATGGCTCGCGCAAGCTGGCGCAGAACCATCCGGTATACCAGGTGCTTTGTCGCCGTCCGAATCTGGAAATGACGCCGTCCCGGTTCATGCTCATGGTGGTGGCCAGTATCTGCCTGCGCGGTAATGCCTTTGTCGAGAAGCTGTTTATCGGCAATAAGCTGGTGTCGCTGGTGCCACTGCTGCCCCAGAACATGGTGGTGAAGCGGCTGGATAACGGGCGGCTGGAATACACCTACACCGAGGACGGCAAGAAACGCGTTATCTCCGAAAAGAACCTGATGCACATCCGGGGATTTGGCCTTGATGGTGTCTGCGGCATGATGCCAATGATGACGGGTCGTGACGTGATCGGCGCGGCGATGGCCGTCGAAGAGTCAGCTGCAAAGATTTTCGAAAATGGCCTGCAAAGCTCGGGCTTTCTTTCAGCTGACCAGGCGCTTGATAAGGATCAAAGAGAGCGACTTCGGGGCTATATGCAGGCCTTTACCGGGTCTAAAAACGCCGGAAAAATTATGGTTCTTGAGGGCGGGCTGAAATATCAGAACGTCACCATGAACCCGGAAGCGGCGCAGATGCTGGAAAGTCGCTCATTCAGCATTGAGGAAATCTGCCGCTGGTTCCGCGTGCCGCCGTTTATGGTCGGCCACACCTCGAAGCAAAGCAGTTGGGCGTCGAGCCTGGAGGGGATGAATCTCCAGTTCCTGACCCACACCCTGCGCCCGCTGCTGGTGAATATCGAGCAGGAGATCTCCCGCTGTCTGCTGAATGGCGAAGAGGACCTCTTTGCCGAGTTCTCGGTAGAGGGCCTGCTGCGCGCCGACAGTGCTGGCCGGGCGGCGTACTACACCAGTGCGCTACAGAATGGCTGGATGTCCCGTAACGACGTCCGCCGCCTGGAGAACATGCCACCGATTGAGGGCGGCGATCTTTATACGGTCCAGCTCAACCTGACGCCGCTTGAAGACCTGAAGCAAAACAGCCAGGCAGCACAGGCTTTCGCGCTGCGTCAGGTCCATAACCACGTATTCCCCGACATCCCCTTCGAACAGTCCCCGCTGAAACAAGCGGCTTAGGAGCATCCATGACAATTAAAAGCCTTCCGGCGGCGCCGGAGGGGCGACCTTTTGCGCGCGAAAAACCTGACCTGCCGGCAGCGGCAATGGAGCGCTGGAACGGCGGCATCCGCGCCGCCCGGGACGGTGACAACAGCATTTCTATCTTCGACGTGATCGGCGCGGACTACTGGGGCGACGGGGTGACGGCCAGCCGCATTGCCGGGGCGCTTCGCTCCCTTAATGGCGCTGACGTAACGGTCAATATCAACAGCCCCGGCGGCGACATGTTCGAGGGCCTTGCGATTTATAACCTGCTGCGCGAGTACGAAGGCAGGGTCACTGTGAAGGTGCTGGGTCTGGCGGCGTCCGCCGCGTCGGTTATCGCGATGGCCGGTGACGACGTGCAGATTGGGCGCGGTGCATTCCTGATGATCCACAACTGCTGGGTTTACGCGATGGGCAACCGTCACGACCTGGCGCAGATCGCCGCTGACATGGAGCCGTTTGATAACGCGATGAGCAATATCTATCAGGCGCGCAGCGGTCTTGATGCCGACACTATCGGCAAGATGATGGATGGCGAAACCTATATCGGCGGCAGTGACGCGGTAGCGAAGGGCTTTGCTGACAGCCTTCTTTCCGCTGATGAAATTGCCGACGACGACGACAGTCCGGCGGCGGCGCTGCGCAAGCTTGACGCGCTGCTGGCCAAAACCGATACGCCACGGTCTGAACGTCGAAAACTTCTTAAAGCCCTATCCGGGAGCAAGCCAGGCGCTGCTTCTGACCAAAAAGGCACGCCGAGCGCTGCCACCATCGAAAACGAAACCATTGACCGACTGGAAGCCGCACTCAGCGGCCTGAAAGCGGCTGCCCAGTAAAACGGAGATATTATGTCTGATGTAAATGAGATCCTGAAAAAAGTCAGCGCCAGCATTGAAGAGGCAACCGGCAAATTTAATGCCAAGGCAGAAGAAGCGCTGAAAGAAGCAAAGAAAAACGGCGAGCTGTCAGCGGAAACCAAAGACACCGTCGACAAAATGGCAGTGGAATTTAATGCCCTGAAAGATGCTGAAAAAACGCTTAAGGCGGCGCTCGGCGAACTTGAGCAACAGGTTGCTCAGATGCCGCTGGCCAACGCTGCAAAGATTATCGAGACCGTTGGCCAGACCGTTATCAGCAGTGAAGCGCTGAAAGCTTTCGCGGCAAGCGTTGAAGGCGGCAAGCGCGTCAGCGTGCCGGTGAACGCCGCGCTTATTTCCACGGATGTCGCCACCGGCGTGGTTGAGCCGCAGCGCCTGCCGGGTATCGACACCGCACCGAAACAGCGCCTTTTCATCCGCGATCTGATCGCACCTGGCCGCACCTCGGCACCAGCCATCTTCTGGGTGCAGCAGACCGGATTCACCAATGCGGCGAAAGTCGTGCCGGAAGGCACCGCCAAACCGTACAGTGATATTCAGTTCGCCACGCAGATCACTCCGGTGACCACCATCGCGCACATGTTCAAGGCGTCCAAACAGATCCTGGATGATTTTGCACAGCTGCAGTCCACTATCGACGCTGAAATGCGTTACGGCCTGAAATATGTCGAAGAGCAGGAGATTCTCTTCGGCGATGGTACCGGCGCGCACCTGAAAGGCATCGTCCCGCAGGCGTCTGCTTATGACGCTGCCTTTACTGTTGAGCAGCAGAACGGCATCGATGATCTGCGCCTCGCAATGCTGCAGGCGCAGCTGGCGCGCTTCCCGGCTTCCGGCCACGTCCTGCACTTCATCGACTGGGCGAAGATTGAACTCACCAAGGACACGCTGGGCCGCTATATCCTGGCGAATCCGGCGGCCCTTACCGGGCCAACCCTCTGGGGCCTGCCGGTGGTGGCGACCGAAGCTGCAGCATTCCAGGGCAGATTCCTGACCGGTGCATTCAACGCCGCTGCCCAGCTGTTCGACCGTGAAGATGCCAACGTGGTGATCTCCACTGAGAACGCCGACGACTTCGAGAAAAACATGATCTCGATTCGTTGCGAAGAGCGCCTGGCGCTGGCGGTGAAACGCCCGGAAGCATTCATCTACGGAGCCTTCACTGCGCCTGCTGCAGGTGGCGGTGCGTAATCCTTAACGGCGGCCTGCGGGCCGCTTTTCTTTTCCTTTAAGGAGACAGCCATGAAGCTGATCGCTATCAAGCCCATTTATTTTGAAGGTAACGTGCTTACCGAAGGCACCGAGTTCGAGACGCTGGAGCAGCATGGTCGCGAGCTGGTGGCGCGCGGTTATGCCTCAGAACCCGGCGCCAAAAAACCGGGACCGGATAAAGACCCCGATCCAAAAGGAAAGAGCAAAGGTAAGTAAGGAGCGCGCATGCTTACTAAAGAGCAGGTGAAGCATCACTGCAATATCGAACAGGATTTCACGGAAGACGACGCCTGGATCGATACGGGCATAAAAGCCGCGGAGCGCTATGTTGAAAAATGGACCCGCCGTCGGCTTTATGAAAAGGCTGATGATCCGCTTTATATGGCCGATCCTGACGCTCTGCTTTATGGCGAGGATATCGAAATGGCTATGTTGATGCTGATTGGCCACTGGTACGCAAATCGCGAAGCTATAAATGTGGGAAATATAACCTCTGCACTGGCCCTATCCACTGAAGCACTCCTTCAGCCCTACCGGATTTATGGCCTATGAAAGCGGGACGTCTGCGGCACAGGGTAACCCTTCAGAAACCGGCAACCGGGCGATTACCGTCCGGACAACCTGCAACCGGCTGGGTGGATGTTGCTTCGGTTCGGGCAGAAGTCGCGGATGTATCGGGCCGGGAGATGATGGACGGCGGCGCAGAGTTGAGCAGCACCACAACCCGGATCTGGATGCGTCGTTATCCAGGCATTCCCGTAACCACGGGATGGCGAGCCGTTCATCTGCCGCCTACCGGAGGCGGTGAGATATATGACATCAAGTCGGCTATCTCTGCCGAGAACGGCACCCGCCTGGAATTGCTTTGTGAAAAGGGGGTGAAGCAGTGATCTCAACGAGTCTGGATTTCTCCGGCCTGGCCGACATTGCGAAGGATCTGGAGACGCTCAGCAGGGCTGAAAATAATAAGGTTTTGCGTGATGCCACGCGTGCTGGTGCAGAAGTTCTGCGACAGGAGGTAGAAGATCGTGCGCCCGTCCTTACCGGGAAACTGAAAAAAAACGTGGTGGTGGTGACCCAGAAGGGTCGCCGTCGCGGCGAAATCGCTTCCGGCGTGCATATCCGGGGCGTTAACCCGGACACCGGCAACAGCGACAACAAAATGAAGGCCAGCAATCCGCGCAACGCTTTTTACTGGCGCTTCGTTGAACTCGGTACATCGAATATGCCTGCGCACCCCTTCGTTCGCCCGGCATTCGATACCCGGCAGGAAGAGGCTACGCAGGCAGCGCTGGCCCGCATGAATCAGGCCATTGATGAGGTGCTGGCGAAATGACAGAGGCTGACATCTATCAGCGGCTCAGTGCGCTGGCAGGCGGAAACGTTTTTCCGTACGTTGCGCCGCAGGGTACTACGGCGCCGTGGGTGATTTATCTGCTCCCGGGTTCAGTCAGCAAGGATGTTTTCTGCGGCCCGGCAGAAACGGCAAGCACGGTTCAGGTTGATGCCTGGGCCTCGTCGATTGATGACGCCCGGGCGCTGCGTGTTCAGGTTAAAGCGGCTCTGGCCGATCTGCATCCTGTCGGGCTGAACGAGATCAACGGCTACGAGTCTGACACCGGACTTTACCGGGCCACGCTTGAAGTTCAGATCTGGCAATAACTCCACACTTCATATTAACTCTGCCGCCTCCGGGCGGCTTTTTTATATCCGGAGATCACTATGTCCTCTAAGTATGAAAAAACGCAGGGTACGAAAATTAACATTTCGGAAAATCCTGCAACCGAACCAAACCCCACTGGCGCCACCTGGCAATCCATCAACTGCTCGACCAAGGAGCTTAGCTACACCGGAGGGCAAAAGTCAGACATCGACACCACCACGCTATGTTCCACCGAGCAGGAAATGACAAACGGCCTGGCCGCGCCAGGTGAAATGACGGTTTCCGGGAACTGGTCTGCTGATGAAGAGGGGCAGAACACATTACGCACCGCTTACGACACTGATACGCTGCATGCTTTTCAGGTGATCTTCCCATCCGGCAACGGTTATGCATTCCTGGCTGAAGTTCGTCAGAACAGCTGGAGCCTGGGCACTGCCGGGGTGGTGACCGCATCGTTTACGCTGCGCATCAAAGGTAAGCCCGTCCCGATCGTTCCGGCACCTTCTGCAGGCTAATAACAGCGGCGAAAGCCGCTATTCCTGATTACAAACTGAGAAAAAATGAAATGGGAAAACAGGTTTCACAGAGTTCACTTCGCTCGCTCGCGTTGGCACCTATGGCAGGCTTTCGCACAAAAATCGTCACCGTTCCGGAGTGGGAAAACGCCAGGGTAAAACTGCGTGAGCCATCAGCGCAGGCCTGGCTTGAATGGCAGCAGGTGCTTAATCCGATGCAGGGAGAAAGCGAGCCAGAAAATCTGACGGCGGCAGAACGTGCGCTGCGCAACAAGAGCGCTGATGTGGTGCTATTTATTGACGTGCTGCTTGAGGAAGATGGCACACAGGTCTTCAGCGAAGAGGATAAGTCGCAGGTCGAGCAGTTCTATGGCCCGGTGCACTCCCGCCTGCTCAAACAGGCGCTTGATCTGACCACTTCGGCGGCCGAGGTGGAAAAGCCGTAAGCCAGCCCGGCACGTTCTTTCTGATGACGCTGGCGCTCCGTCTGGGGCGCACATTGCATGAACTGAAGCAAACCCTGACGGCCAGGGAGTTGCGCATGTGGATCGAGTTTGACCGCATCAATCCCATCAGCGATCGGCGTGGAGATATTCAGGCAGCGCAGATTTCCGCTGCCGTGCTCAACTCGCAGGGTGCTAAGGTAAGCATGGATGATGTGATCCTCCAGTGGAATGCGCCTGAACAGGAAGATAGCAGTGCCGGGCTGGAGGGATTCTTTGCTGCATTGACTGGTTAGTTACGAACAAGGTAAGCCCTCTTAACTGTGGGTTATGTCGTTGCGTTGCAAACGGCTCATGATACGATGCCCATAACGTTAATAGTGAGGGCAAATAAGTGAAATATGTATGGGTTTTAGGTGTTTCATTATTACTTTTAGGCTGCGACTCAAAGCCGCAAGCTCCTTTCGGGTTTGAATGGGGGCAGTCTCTTGAAAAAACAAAAAGTCAAAATCTCAAAGGCTTAGAGGTAAAGGGGGACTATGACTATGTAACATTTGTTTATGCTAATAGCGCACCCGAAGAGTCGCAGTTTAAAGGGAGGTACTTTCTTATCTTGCGGCCCGATTTTGGTTTGACCTCTATATCCTTCTCAAAGGGCGTTGACCCGACATCAATGCTTTTTGATGAGGGAAAAAAAGTATATGATTCAATATCAGCAAAACTCGAACAAAAATACGGCAAGCCATCAACTATAAATGAGCATATGGATAGGGATGGCACAGAGTTCTACGATTGCCTCAGATTTGAAGACTGCGGAAAATGGGAGAGGAATTATGTTAAAGATGGGATGTCCATTACCTTAAAAATGTCCCCCATCTCTGGAGATCTTATTCCCGATATTCCAAAAGCATACGTAAATGTGGAATATGAATACTTTACAGAAGAAATGAAGCAAAAGGACATAAAGCAACAACTAAAAAAATATGAAAAAAACAATTTCTAAATGCGCGTTATTTTTTTTGTTAATAATATAATCCCTCTAAAATAACCTCTATGAATATCAAACCTGCTTCGGCAGGTTTTTTATTGGGTGAAATATGGCCACTCTCCGCGAATTAATAATTAAAATATCTGCAAACTCACAGTCATTTCAAACTGAAATTTCCCGCGCTTCTCGTATGGGGCAGGAATATTATCGCACAATGCAGAATGGTGGCAGGCAAGCAGCAGCCGCGGCTAGAGAAAGTGAGAAAGCCCTGTCCGATCTCACAAGTGGTTTTGCAAGCGCGGGAAGGGCTGCCGCTGCGGCGTCAGCAGCATTTGCAACTGGTAAGCTAGTCCAGATCGCCGATGAGTGGACGTCTGTGAATGCCCGTTTAAAACAGGCGTCCAGCACAACTGACGACTTTACCAGTTCTCAGATACAGCTCATGCAGATTAGCCAGCGAACAGGCACTGCATTTTCTGATAATGCTAATCTTTTTTCGCGTGCAGCAGCTTCTATGCGTGAGTTTGGTTATGACTCTTCGGATGCTCTTAAAATAACCGAAGCGGTTTCTACTGGGCTGAAGATATCCGGTGCTAGCGCAGAAGAGTCTGGATCTGTCATTACGCAGTTTAGCCAGGCGCTGGCGCAGGGCGTTCTGCGAGGCGAAGAATTCAATGCCGTTAACGAGTCCGGTGATCGCGTCATAAGAGCTCTCGCTGCAGGAATGGGTGTCGCCCGAAAAGACCTTAAGGCTATGGCAGATCAGGGACAGCTGACCATTGATAAAGTCGTGCCAGCCATGATAAGTCAGCTCGATAATTTGCGGGGGGAGTTCAGCTCCATGCCGCAGACGGTTTCCGGATCGCTGCAAAAAGTGACCAACTCCTTTATGGCATGGATTGGCGGCATTAACCAGGCAACAGGCGCTACTTCTGCTTTATCCGGTGGGCTTGATGGTGTCGCCGGAACACTAGATTCTATTACGTCATCTGCAGTGAGCGGCGCTCTGAATGACGTCGCTAATAACATGTCCACTATTACAACAGTTGCTGGTGCGCTGGTTGGAGTGGGGTTGGCGAAGTATCTCGGGGGTGTCGTCAGCAGTGCCACGGGGGCTACAGCCTCATTACTTTCCGCCGCTAAAGCGGAAGTCGCTCTTGCCGTCGCGCAGGAAAAAGCAGCGCAGTCGGCAGTAGCTGCCTCGAGAGCTGAGGTATATAGGGCTCAACAGGCCGTTCAGACAGCTCGCAGCGCTGATGTGCAGGCGGCTCAGCGAGAAAAGGTCGCTGCCGCAGAGGCAAAGGTTACAGCAGCCCAAACGCGTCTGAGTACTGCGTTAACCAGCGGTACAGCGACAGAAAAAGTCAGGGCGCGCGCCGCTCTTGAGCGAGCACAATCTGGTCTTGCAGCGGCTAAGAACGCTGATGTTCAGACAGTTGCTGAAAAAAGACTGGCATCAGCGCAAGCTGCGCTTACCCGCAACCTTTCAGGCAGGGTGACAGCACAGAACAACCTGAACAGCGTAACATCCGTTGGATCGCGCCTATTAGGCGGAGCGGTGGGGTTGATCGGAGGTGTCCCTGGTCTTGTTATGCTCGGCGCAGGTGCATGGTATGCCATGTACCAAAATCAGGAGCAGGCGCGCCAGTCGGCGCAGGAATATGCCAGCCAGATAGATCAGATCCGTGAAAAGACATCTAAAATGTCGCTTCCTGATACTGACGATAATCGCAAGAAAACCATTGAAGCATTGGCCGAGCAAAACAGGCTTGTCAGCGAACAACAAGGGAAAGTCGAGACCCTAAAAGGTCAGATTGACGATCTAAATGCTGCGAGGGGTAAACCCGGCATCACTGGAGAAAACGATCTTAATATAGTGCGCGCCATTTCCGTTGTTACGGGTGATTTAGCTGTCGAGGAAGACAAGCTTAATCAACTCCGGGAACAGGCTCGTATTATTCAGCAGGCGCTGGCAGAAATCGAGCGTCGCAGGACTGACCAGCTTCGAGAGCAGGCGTGGAAGCAAAACCAAGCTTATTACTCTTTACTAATGATGAATGGTCAGCATTCTGAGTTGAACAGGCTGCTTTCGCTTGGTAATCAACTGCTCTCGTCGCGAAGCGCGTTAGTTAATGTCCCCTTTGCCATTCCACAAGCCCCTGTATCAACCCAAGATCAGCAAAGCCTCCTTCAAAAGCAGCAGCAGGCAGAGCTAGCCGGGCTTACTGGGCTTGCCAGGATCCGCAAGCAGGCGCAATTTGACCTAGAAAAAATGGGGCGAACAGGCCCTGAAAACTCTACATATGCTGCGGATTATGTAAAGGCGGCCGAAGCCGAATACAACAATGCGCAGCGAGTATCCGATGCTCAAAAAGCCCAGGCAGATGCAACGCGCGACGCAGGAAAGGCGGCTCGTGAGGCAGCGCAAACAGCCGAGCAGTACAGCCGAAAAATGGCTGATCTCAGTATTGCTACTGAGGTGCAAAAGGTGAGGGCTAAGCAAGGGGAAAAAGCCGCTGAACTTTTCGCAGCCTCACATGAGGCAGGCACGAAATGGAGTGATGAGCAGCGAAAATCCATTGAGGCAGGTACTGTGGCGCTGGCTCAGTGGTCGCAAAAAGCTGACGAGGCAGTTCGTAAACAGCGTGAGATGACCGACTCGCTTAAGGATCTCAAAGATGCCGCGCGCCGATATCAGGATGAAACAAAACTGAATGTCGCAACCTCAGGGATGGGGAGTCGTGATCAGGATCAGTACCGTGAACGACAGGAAGTAGAGCGAGTCTTCGATAAAACGGATAAAGGTGCGGAGGCTGTCGCCGCTCGCGCTTCGGCGCTCGATGCGCTTGATAAAAAATATCAACAGGCTAAAGCCAGCGAACTGGACTGGCGGGCTGGCGTAAGTGCTGGTCTTGCTGACTGGATGGATAATGTCAGCAATATCGCGGGCACTGTTTCACAGGGCGTTACCTCAACACTGGATAGCGCGCTGGATAACGTAGCCTCTATGCTCGATCGTGGAAAAGCGGACTGGAAAGAGTGGGGGCTGTCGGCGCTGGAGATGATCGCGAAGGTCAGCCTGCAGATGGCAGCTGTCAGTGCGCTGGGTGGCTCATCGGGACTGCTGGGCTCTCTGGTAGGTAGCATGGCGGGGGCATTTGGTGGGGGTGCAGCGGCTGCGGCTGGTGCAACGCCGTCGGGAGCTTATTCCGCAGCTGCTGGCGCACTCACATTCAACGCTAAAGGCGGAGTTTACGACTCGCCTTCGCTTAGCGCATTCAGCAACAGCATTGTGGATACGCCGACGTTCTTCGCATTTGCTAAAGGCGCGGGAGTCATGGGCGAGGCCGGGCCGGAAGCGATCATGCCGCTGACCCGTGCCGCCGATGGGTCGCTAGGTGTGCGCGCCGTATCGTCAGGTGTTAATAATGCAACAGGTTATGGCAATACAGTCATCAATGTTCACGCCCCGGTCAACATTACCCAGGATGGTTCTGCAGGTGAAATCAATAACGCCAATACCGCCAGCACAGCACGCCAGCTTGAAGGTATTGTCCAACAAACCCTTACCGATCGCCTGAGGAAAGAAATATCGCCAGGCGGCATCCTCTATCGCCGCTAAGGAGCATTATGGCAATCGACACTTTTACCTGGTGCGTCCGCATCGGACCCAGTGGAGCAAATACTGTGGCCACGCTTCAGGCACAGTTCGGGGATGGCTATAAGCAGGTGGCGGGCAACGGGATCAACTCTGATGCCGAAACCTGGAATCTGGCATGTAATGGTGATGTGGTGACGATGAAGAAAGTGCGCGATTTCCTTCTGAGCCATGTCATCAAATCGTTCTGGTGGGTTAACCCCTGGGGTGAGCAGAAGCTGTATCGGGTAAAAGCTGATTCAGTAAGCCCGACCTTTCCTCATGGTGGCTTTGCAGAGCTAACGTTTGTATTTGAGCAGGCCTTCGGGCCTTAGTTTTATCACCTCTTCCAGAGGCCGCTTATGCGGCCTTTTTTAATGGGCCAAATATGAGCTTTACGAACGACGTACAGAAACTGGAACCTGGTGAGCTGATACAGCTCATTGAGATAGACGGTACCGAATTTGGCATGGATACGATACTGCGCTTCCATGCGCACAATATTGCCACGGCTGGCTGGGCCGCTTTCGCCGCCGACAACCTGCCCGCGATCGTCTGGCAGGGTCAGCAATACGATCCTTACCCATACGAGCTGAAAGGCCTGGAACTCTCCAGCACGGGCGCGCAGCCCACGCCCACGCTTTCCGTGTCGAATGTCGGCAACTACGTGACGGCGCTGTGCCTTGAGTTCGACGACCTGGCGAGGGCAAAGGTGAAGATCCACACCACGCTGGCGAAATACCTGGACGCAGCCAACTGGACAGCCGGCAACCCGAATGCCAGCCCGGCAGATGAGCGCGTGCAGCTTTTTTACGTCAACGCCAAAACCGCTGAAACGCGGGTGCAGGTCGACTTTGAACTGTGCTCACCCTTTGACATACAGAACCTGCAGTTGCCCACCCGGCAGATCACGCCAGTCTGCACCTGGTGCACGCGCGGCTGGTACCGCACCGGCACCGGATGTGACTACAACGGGAACCGCTATTTTCTTAAGGATGGCACCCCCACGGACAACCCGGCGCTGGATATGTGCGGCGGCCAGATGCAGGACTGCGAAGCGCGGTTCGGGACGGGTAACCCGCTGCCGTTCGGCGGCTTCCCGGCGGCAAACCTTCAGGGTAAATAACCATGCGAAAAAAACTGATGGATGCGATCCGCGCCCATGTCGCCGCGGAATATCCGAACGAGGCTTGCGGCGTGGTGGTGCAGGTCGGACGGGCGCAGCAGTACATCCCGTGCCGCAATATCTCAGCCACACCCACCGAGTCTTTCACGATCTCGCCGGAGGATAAGCTCGCCGCGTCCGAGTCGGGCGAAATCATTATGGTTATCCACTCCCACCCGGATGTAGTGCAGCTTGTGCCGTCCGAAATGGACAGGGTGCAGTGCGACTGGTCCGGGGTGGAATGGGGCATCATGAGCTGGCCGGACGGTGATTTCTGCACGCTGGCACCCCGTGAGGACCGGGACTACGCCGGGCGGCGCTGGGTACTGGGCTTTGCTGACTGCTGGGCGCTGATCCGTGAGTGGTACCAGCGCGAGCACGGCATTACCCTGGGCGATTACTCGGTACCGTACGAGTGGTGGGAGCAGGGCGAAAATCGCTACGACGATAACTGGGAGGCGGAGGGCTTTATCCAGGTGGACCCCACTGATATGCGTCACGGCGATATGATCATGATGCGCATACAGGCGTCGGTAACCAACCACGCGGCCATTTACCTCGGTCGCCACGAGTACCAGGACAATATCATGCTGCATCATAATTTCGGCAACCTGTCTGCCCGGGTGCCGTACGGCAAATATTACCGCGACCGCACCGTTCGTGTGGTCCGACACAGGGAGCTGATGAATGCTGAAAACACTGATTCTTGAAGGCCGTATGGCGAAAAAGTTCGGGCGCGAACACCAGTTTCACGTTGAGGATCTGCGCGAGATGCTGCGCGCCATGTCCAGCCAGGTCCCGGGCTTTAAACGCTACCTGTCAGAAGGACATATGCAGGGGATCCGCTTTGCCTTCTTCAATGGTAAAAACAACATCGGTCTTGATGAATTCGACATGACCCGCAGTGGCACGGTGTACCGGATTTCGGCCATTACCGAAGGTTCAAAGCGCGGCGGTGTGCTGCAGATCGTTATCGGGGCGGTGGCTCTCGTGGCCGCGTATTTTACCGCGGGTGCCTCGCTGACGGCGATAGGTCTGAGCACGGCTGCCGCAACCGCGACAACAACGGCCCTGACGGGTCTCGGCCTGTCGATGATGCTGGGCGGAGTGGTGCAGTTGCTTACCCCACAGCCGAAATACAACGTCGGTGCCTCGTCCAGCACGGACAACAAACCCAACTACGCCTTTGGCGCGCCGGTGAATACCGTGGCTGTGGGTTATCCGGTACCTGTGTTTTTTGGTGAGCGCGAGATCGGCGGGGCCGTCATCAGCGCGGGGATCTTCTCCAGCGACCAGCAGTGAAATTTATTGTCAGCTACAGGTCACCTCCGGGTGGCTTTTTTTATGGGTGAAATATGCGACTTCCCGAAGATGAAACCCTTATTCAGGGACGTAAAGGCGGTGGCGCTAAACAGCACACTCCTGTTGAGGATCCGGATGACCTGCTGTCGACAGCAAAATTAAAAATGCTGCTGGCGATCGCAGAAGGTGAAATTCAGGGTGAGCTGACGGCACAGAACATCTTCCTTAACGACACCCCGCTGGCGAACGCCGACGGCAGCTACAACTTCACCGGCGTGAAGTGGGATTTTCGCCCGGGCACTCAGGATCAGGACTACATTCAGGGATTGCCTGAGGTCGACAACGAAATGTCGGCCAACGTGACCGTCACCACCACCGCGCCGTGGACACGCCAGTTCTCAAACCTGATGCTGGATGCCGTGCGTATTAAGCTGAGCCTGCCCGTCCAGTACACCTATAAAGACAACGGCGATATGGTCGGCACGGTCACGGAGTACGCCGTTGATCTCTCGACTGATGGTGCTGCCTGGCAGACGGTGGTTAACGGCAAATTCGACGGAAAGACAACCACGGAATACCAGCGCGACATCCGCATTGACCTGCCAGCAGCAACCACCGGCTGGGCGGTGCGGGTACGTCGCATCACACCTGATTCAGTGGGTAATTCAAAACTGATAAACGCCTTCAAGGTGTTCTCGTTCGCTGAGGTGATCGACAGCAAGTTACGCTATCCCAATACAGCGCTGCTATATATCGAGGTCGATGCCAGCCAGTTTACCAGTGGCGCGCCGAAGGTGACCTGCAGGCCGAAGGGCAAACTGGTACATGTCCCGGACTCCTACGACCCGGTTACGCGCACCTACAGCGGCACCTGGTCCGGTGGCTTCAAAATGGCCTACACCAACAACCCGGCCTGGGTATTTTACGATCTGGTGCTGGATGAGATTTACGGCATGGGTACCCGCATCGATGCAGGCATGATCGAT